ATTTTTACATTGTCAATAGTTTTTTTTAATCTTCATGTTTTTTTTTGATTTTTTTTCTCGGAGTTTTTTTTCAGGTGGCGGAATAAAAAGACTTTACCAAAAGTGTTTTTCTTCCGCAAGTCTTTTTTTTGATTTTTTCAGAACTTTTTTTTGAAAAATACACGCACACACGCGCGCGCGTTTTTATGCTTGCCTATACTATCCTAATCTAACCTAATCTATACTAACCTAACCTATACTATACTACGCAACCAATAGGTTGCGGATTTGCAACCAAATGTCAACCAATTTGCAACCAAAAGACAACCAAATGTCATACCCTTTGACAAGATTTTGACAAATATTTGACGTATTTTTGACAACTTATAGCAATGTAATTTGCGGCGTATATGCGGAAAAGTGGCAACCAATAGAAAATTATCCGACAACCATAAGTTTTCTTATTGACCGCCAATATGATTTTATATTGGCAACCAAAAGACAACCAAATGGCACGTTTAAGTTAAAGTAAAGTGTTGCCAATTATGTGCCAATAATTAAAAAAGAGGTGACACATAATGCGAACTGTTAAACACCCACACCAAAGAGACAACTTAGCTTACTTCTTACAGGGTCTTATTGATGGCAACTACACCCTCTCCCAGGTAGCCCACATAACCGGCTATACAAAGCAGCATTTATGTGTACTGAAAAAAAACTACCAAAAAAAAGGAGAAAAAGCCTTAGTCAATGGGCATAAAGGGCTTAGGTCTAAGCTTCGTATTCCGGCTTACATAAGAAAAAGAATAGTTGATTTATACAAAACAGATTTTGACGGAATTAATTTTAACTTTTTCGTTAAAATGTTGAATGAATGTTATGACATTCATTATACCTACCGCCCGATATACAAGATTCTTACGCAAGCCGGCATTGAATCCCCGGAGAAACACAAGAAAAACAAAAAAGACAAGGTACACCGCCCCAGATTCCGCCGTGATTCTGCCGGTGATTTAATTCAGATTGACGCAACCCCCTACCAATGGTTTGCATGGTGTGGCGACACGTCTTATTATACGCTGCATGGCGCAATAGACGACGCAACAGAAAAATTAACCGGCTTATGTATGACTGAAAATGAATGTAGTTATGGTTACTACGATATTCTGGAGCAGACGATTAACAGAAACGGTCTTATGATTGATATTTATTCAGACAGGTCTGCTATTTTCTGCGTAACACCAAGGCACAAAGACAACCTCACTATACAAGAGCAACTGGAAGGAATACACCAAAAAAGAACGCAATGGCAACAAATACTTGACAAGCTGCATGTAAAGCAGATTCTTGCATGGTCTCCCCAGGCAAAAGGTCGCGTAGAGAGAATGTGGCGGACATTGCAAGGTCGTTTACCCTGGTATTTCAAACATTATCAAATTAAGACAATGCAAGCTGCAAACGACTTTCTGCAATCAAAATACATTGATATTTTTAATGGTGAGTTTGGGATAGACGCTGCAAAAGAATCCGTATGGCGTACACCGCCGGCAAACTTCAAGGATTTTATATGCAGCAAGTTTGAACGGACTACCGACAATTCCGGCGTTATTTCGTTCCAAGGGTATAAGTTCAGCATTAAAGCGCCGGACATAGCCAAGCGGAAAGTTGAACTCTGCATTTACAAAGACGGCATTAAGGCTATTGTAGATGGTACTTTTTACCCAGTCTCATTGAAAGACAATATTCAAGATGGTGTTGATGAAAAAATGAGTGTCTCGCTCAAAAATATTATATACGAATACATGCTTTCAGACTGCAAGCGGATATGCGCCTAATTCCAACCGCGCGGAACAAGCCTAAAATTAAGCGTAGTTATATTGTTTTCTTGCGCCACTTTGTATTCTTCCCTTGCGCCTTCCGATTCCTTCCAGTTGCCAAGAAAATTGATGTATTCACACTTCTTCAATTCCCTAATGTCTTCTGCCATTATTTCATCGCGGCTAGGCTCTCTTCCAATACGACATTTTAGCCTGTCATATATTCTCACAGGGTTTACCGGGATATATCCAAGTGCCTTTAATTCCTTTTCTCTTTTCTCAAATTGACTTCTGTAATTTTCGTTGCCTGTTATCTTGCCCGAAATGTAAACATAACTCATAAGATACACCTCTGCATAAAAAAAATGTCCCTGCAAGACTGACCTCTTGCAAGGACGGCAAAAGAACTCTCGGTATTCTCATACGAGAATTTATATTATTCTAATTCGTATTTGCGATTTTGTCAACTTGCAATTCTTTTACAAGAACATTCAAAAATGTGCAACTTTCTTCTTATTTGCACTGCCATTTATTCAGCGTAAAAAAAGCAAAGTTTCTTCTTATTTGAACTGTACTTTATTTAGGAACTGAAAAAAAATATTATTTTTGCCGATATTTTTTATATGCGCACAAAAAAAGAACTCTTCTATGAACGCTTAGACCGTTTAATGAAAGAAAAAAACATTCAGCAAAAAGACCTTGCCGAAAAATGCGGAATCAGCAGCAACGGAATATCTACATGGAAGGCAACAGGCTCTTATCCACGTGCAGACGTTGCCGTAAAAATTGCAAAAGTTTTGGGTGTTTCCGTTGAATACCTGGTTGCCGGCAAGATTCCCAATGTAGAATATGAAGACGCATTAGCCTATGACGTTTCAAGGCTGCCGGAAAAAAAGAGAAAGTTCATAAAAACAATCATAGATTCCCTCTCCGCCTTCAACTGAAAAAGGAAACATGTGTTTTTACATTAATTTTTTTAATTCAGTTCAGAGTAAAAGATTCAGCCAGTAGGGTATCTTTATTCCGTATTTCAGCTTTAAAATCAGCAGAAAAACCCGGATTGCGATAAAAAACAGTAACAGTGCCACTCCTACCGATATTATTTTCGCCTTTGTTTTCAGCTTCCTTTCGTATTCGGTCAACTTCATTGAGTAGTCGCTCAACTTCACGTTCGTATTGTCCAAACAGGTATTCAACTCTTTCAACTCCGTCTGTAATTCCGCGACTTGTTTCGATGATGTTTGTAATTCGCTCTCTGCTATCAGCAGTTGCTCTGTCAAGTTCCGCGACTGTTGCTTCAAGTTTTCCAGTTGCATGTGAATTTCCTGCGATAATGTCTGTAGTGTCTTGTCTGTTTCTTCTGCATGTGCAGCAACCGGCAAGAATGACAATACAAACAACAAGAATACCGATGAGCATAAGCATACCTTTCCTTTCATTGTTGCCCCTCATATAGAACTCCGTTTAATGTAGACCTTAAAGCACTTTTACAATTCTTGTGCTTACCGCCTTGCCCTTAATGCGTGTCCTGCTCTCGCCGAATGGGTCATGCACTAACTTTCCGTTGCGCGTAACAACAAAATGACCGTATGTAACGCCTGTCTCCTTGTATTCATAGCGTGTCACCTCGTATTCGTTGCTTAACGGTGTGTAGCCTACCTTGTCATGCCTTACCTCACACTTTTTGCCAATGAGATAAGTCATCATTGCAGCCGGGTCTTTCATGAAACAGTCGGTGTCAAGCCATTTTTCGCGAACACCCTTTTCATACAGTGCAAAAATATCAACTTCCTTTTTCGTGATGGTTTCGGCAATATAAACCAACGACAAAAAATAGCAGCCACTCTTGCCAATTCTTGAACAAACTGCCTGTTTAAACATTTTCTTCCGCCCCCTTGTTCTTTATCTTGTCCAAAAGTCCTTCTATTACCGCCTTAAAGCCCTGTACAACCGTCTGGTAGCATATTTGAACGCACCCTACGGTTAATACGCTTCCAATAACCCATAATGGCAACCTGTCAACGGAAAAATAGCTTGCTACAGACAGTGGGAACATAAGGATAGCATATATCCAGGTCTTTTTCGTTTTCAGAAAGTTCTTAATAAATTCTTCAAAGCCTACTGTTGCAAAAGTTGCAACAAAAACTTTCAGTAAAAACTGCGAATCTATCATCTCATCACCCCCTTCAAACATCATCTGAAACACGTTTCTTCTCCCCTTTTTCTGCCATAACAGGTTTTGAAACGGTTTCTTCTTTTTCGGTTTCCATTTCCGTTTCTTCTTCGGCTTCTTCTTCATCCGCTGCGGAACATCCGCCACAATCCGCCAAAATGTCTTCAAGGTGTTTGCGGTGTGTTTCCTCTTCCCTTGCAATGTCGCGGATTATCGGCGCGTATTTCTCCGGCGCGGTTTCGGCAAGTTCCTTGTACTTGTTGCAGTCCGCCTTTTCTTCCTCAATGTACTCTTTTATCTTTTCTGCAAAGGACATTATTCTTCCTCCGGCTCTTCTTTGCCATTGTCCGGGTTGATGTATTCAAGCATTGTGTCAATGTCCGATTCCAAGAATAGCACCAATACCCCCGGCACTTGCGATTGCGCCAAGTGATGTACCGATAATACCTGTTGTGAGTGCGGCGTTAGCCTTTGCGTTTGTTGCGTATTCCATAGAATACCTCCTGTATTATTAAATATGTTTTTTTACCGGCGATAGCCGCCGGCTATTTTTCTCGCATTAAAATAGATTTCCGCAAAGAGGCTTTTGTAGTCTTCTACGGAAATATCGTTTAGGATTAATGGCAAATCATATCTAGGTAACTGTATGTTGTAGGTAAACAGGCTTGCCTTAACTGAATGATAGTAGCCTACTGCCTTTGCTTCACTATACCTTGCCAATTCAATATCATCTTTTTCTGTTATATGGTTTCTTGTCAAATCATTCTTTACTTCGTAATTCAGCTTGCCTTCAATAAGCTTTGAAATGTCTTCAAGTATAAAAAGTTCTGTCTGGTCTGCAATGTTAAACTTTTTTCTGCCAACCTCATAAAGGTTTATCCATATTTTTTTCAACAGGTTATGTGCATTGGATGTTTGGTTGTCCAGAAGGTTCTTCCCCTCTGTCTGGTGTAGTTCCTTCTGCGTATAGTCTGCCTTCTGCATTAGTTCTATGTTCTTAATTTTTATATCCTTGTTTTTCAAAAGGCAATATAAAATAAAGATACTGAACCCTATAACACCTATCAAAAGAATAACGGCAATCCAACCTAATGTTGGCATAGACTGGAAGAAAGAAGCCCACTCCATAAAACATAACCCCGGAAAAATAAAAAAGCCGCTCTTGTCAAAAGACAAAAGCGGCTTCGGCTATACCTGAAAAACACCATGCTTACTATACTTTGAGTATATTCCTACATGGTGTTTTTGTCAATCGTCAACTTATGAGTTTCTCGATTTCTTCCACGGTAAAGCCCAACTGGAAGACCCTTGCATTTTTATCCTCTTTTTTCACAAGCTGCACAAAGAACGTCTCCCTTTCGCCTGTCTTCTCGTTAATGCGTTCCTGTTCTTCAACGTGGTGGGTTTCGTCTTCCTTCCCCTTGTCCTTGTCGGAAAATTCCTTTGTGACTGTCCAGTTAAAGCGGTCTGCAAGAAGACGGCGCAAAGCCCTTTTCGTTTCTTCCGGGTACATTCCTAAACAGTTCATGTAATCCTGTTTTGTTGCAAAAAACTGTGGAAAACCTCTCATTTTTTTACACCTCCATTATGACAATGTATAATATTTGTCAATCTTTTTTACCGTTGTAATAAACGGTATTTTATCCGCATACTTTTCAAGCATACTGATAATAACACCGCTCCCAGTAAAGAAGATTCGTTTACGCTCGTTAGTCTCTTCATAGAACTGAACCGTAGCGCACTTGTCGCCGTGGTCTTTGAACTTTGAAGATGTAATTTTTACCGCAGAAATAACAATTTCCTTATTAAGTATATTATCAATTCGCTCTTTATCTCCTTCCAACGGTTTTTCATCATCTGCTGCAAAATCGCTAAACCGCTCCAACGTATCGCCTCCTTATTTCATTTATCCGCATACTTTTTTTCAGGTTGTATGTATTAGCATGTTTCAGCCACCCTGCTATACTATCAATAGCAGACCTCATTCCATCAACTGTTATTTGCCCACATTCAAACTCTCCCGACAATTCTTTTAGCCGTTTAACCTGTCTTTTTGCCGTTGGTTTTCTTACCAGTATATAATTATCAAAATGTCGATAGCCGACAAAATCAATACCCTGTTTTACATTAAAGACATCAGCCTTTGAGTATGTTAATTCAAGATTCCTTCCGATAAAATCTTCAATTTTCCTTCTGCAATCATGCAAATATGCTTTGTCATTACCAAATAAAAGAAAATCGTCGCAATATCGTATATAGTCCTTTATTCCTAATTCCTGCTTGCAATAATGGTCTAGTGGCGTAAGGTAAAAATTGCCGCCCCATTGACTTGTATAATTCCCAATCGGGCAATTATAGCCGCCTGGAAAACTGAAAATAATATCGTCCATTATTTCAAGAAAATCTTTGTCTTTAAATTTGTCATGGTACATCTGCGACAAAACATTTTGATTGATTGAAGGGTAAAAATGATGTATGTCGCACTTCAAACAATACTGATTTCGCCGTACCGCTTGCATAGTTCTTAAACTCGCCGCCGTCTGTCCTCTTCCTGCAATGCAAGCGTAACTGTCTGAAATAAACAGTTTTTCCATAATCGGCACTAATATATTCATGATTGCGTGCTGCACAATTCTGTCAGGCGCATACGGTAAAATGTAGATAATGCGCTCTTTTGGCTCGTAAATTGTACGGCTCTTGTATTCAGCCGTATGGAACTGTTTTGATATTACAAGCTGCCGTACCTGTTCCAAGTTTCTTTCAAGATGATTCTCAAAGTTTTGTACATCATATCTAGTTGCTTTCCCACGCCTAGATTTCTTTTGCGCAAGTGCAAAATTATCTTTTGTTATGATATTCTGCCACAATCCGCTATAAGTTTTCATGTATTATCACCTTCCAAAATCAAAATATGGATATTCCAGTCTTCGCCTTACGACTACCAAATGGAATATCCCTCCTTTTTGTGTTTTGGCATTCCGCCAAGGTAAGGATTCAGCCGGAGTCCTCGCTATTTCCGCACAAGGAGTTTGTGCTATCCAATTACTCCGTATCGCACCGCGCCCACTGATATTGTCATTCGTATTCGACCGGGTGTTATTCGCATTGCGGCCACGCGAACCGCAATTCGCCGCATTATTCCAGTTACCGCCAAGAAGCAAGCCCCTGTATAAACCCTTAACCTAAAAATCCCTGTCAACTCATTTCTTCGTTGACAGGATATTTCTTCAACATCAAGCAGCGGCTAAAAGCCGCCACGCCCTGCGCCTTGCATTTAACGCATTACGCTCTACGGATAATCCGGCTCGCACCGCGCCCACTGATAACGTCATCCGTATACGACCGGGCGTCAGACGCATGGCGGCCACGCGAACCGCAAACCGCCGCACCACTCCAGTTACCGCCAAGAAGCAAGCCATAACAAGTACCGTATGTCTTTCCAAACGCACCGTTTCCGTCATATACTCTTACGTCAGAACCTCCTGCCGGACCGACATCTTCGCCCCATTGCCACAATGCGCCGCAAGCGTCTTCTACACCGATAAAACTTATCATACGTCTTTTAGCTGTATCTAAGTGTCCGCCCGTAGTAACTGGGGCAGCGCTTCCGTCAATATTCGTACCCTCGTTTGAACCGCTTGCAATACTTGCAAACTCGTTATCAAACAAAAGACGCTTTCTCACCTGTCTCATGTCGTCCTGGTGATTCTGTTGCGCTCTTGTATTGGTTACAGTTCCACCAAAAATTGACGCGGTAAGTTTGCCTTTTCCGCTCTGCAAGTAAACATCTGCGGCAATGTCGGTGTCCACGTCAAAAACCATTCCTGCACCCTCTGAATACGGACGGAATGACAGGCAGAAAACAGATTCCGGTAATAAGTCTCCGGCAGTAAATCCTGCCAGTGGATGAGCCACTGTAAGAACGTCATACTGGGTATTTGTTTTCACACTTGAAATCGGTTTGTTGTAGAAGTCATAGAATCCGTCTTCATCATCTGGATTATACTGCTTGAGAAGGTAATTGTCTCCTGCTACTTCCGTACCCGGAGCCGCCGCTATCTTTCCTTCAAGACTGTCTCCTGCGTCTGCGCAAAGCGTTGTAAACTGTCCAATTTTTCTTGTGTTGTTTGCGTTGTAATCCGCGCTAATGTCATTAGGATATGTACTGTTGCAGCTAACAACAAGTTTTACGCCGATTCCATCGGGAACAAGATAGATGTAAAAGTCACGTCCGTTAAGCTGCCCTGTCCTTGTACTGCTTGCGTCTGCTGCCGTCTGCATACCTTCCGACAAGTCAAAAACCGTGTCCGTGTCAACGTCAAACCAACGCTTTTCTGTGTTTCCGCCATCGGTAATATCAAGCCTGATATGTACATCTTTTTTAATTTTGATAGACTTGTGGTTTGCGTCTGTAAAGTCAAACGTCATAAACCTTTCTTTGCCGAACGGAAATCCTACGCCGTTTGTGCCGCTATTCCTAGCTATCTCGCGGAGTACCTCATAATACCGTGCTATGTCGTCAGTGTCTTTAGGCGCTGCAACCTTTGCGCGTCCGTTTTCATCCCTTACAATAAAGGTGTTAGCCTTTGCAAATGGTGAGATTTTGCTTTCGATAAAGTTCAGTTCATTAGTTCCAATCTGTTCAAAATCGCCGTTAAGGTAGAAGACTTTTCCCTTGTTAGCCGTTCCTGCCTTAACAAAAACCAACTTGTGCCTAAATGCAGCCGGGTTTGTTGCGGTAAATCCTGCATACCTGTTCCATGCGCCAGACTGGACTTCGTAGAAACCGTTTTCCACTGCGTTTGTCTGGTCTTTAAGGAAGACAAGCTGCCCGATACTTACGGAAACGCCGTCTATCATCATTTCACCGCCGGTGGCAATGTCAACGTTTGCAGTAGAACATGCAACAGGCAAATTGTCGATGAATGAGTACCTTGAAAGTATGTCATTCGCATAGCCATACAAGCCGTTGACGTTGCTTGCTAAAGCCAGTATAAGGTTTGTGGCGCTTTCGTTGGATGTATAGTCAGTGCCGTGTACGCTCATGCTCTGCCCGGTGGGGATGGAAGAACCTGCCACCTGTCCTGCCCCAGTACCAAAGTCAATGTTGGAAGCCTTGATAGAAGCAGCCTTGTGTGTGCCGTCTTCGTTATGCTGCACCAAGAATGTCGAAAAAACATCTGCAAGGAAAGAAGGGTTGAAAGTTGATTTTGTGTTTGTTGTCCACCCTGTATTGTCCTGTCCATACTTTCTTGCGTCAATATTCTCAATAAGGTCTTCCGTTATATTGTTAGTCCCTGCCGGAATCCTAACCTCTGCCAACTTGACAAATTCCGCGTCAACTGCCGGTGCTGCCTGAGAACCGTTTGACCCCTTCTTTACAACAACAGAAAGTTTTATGCGCTTCTTGGTGTTGACTGTAAGAGTTGTCTTTGTACCGGTGGAAGGGTCATTGAATTTCCTCGACTGTGAATCATAGCCTTCTTCAACGCCCTTTACTTCCACAATGTCTATGCGGTCAAGGCTACTGTCAGCCTCTTCAAACGATACCGGCTCTGTCGTGTCTGTCTCCACCACACACACGCCGGTACTGTCTTTGAACGCATAAATAGGCTCTATGGAGACATTCAATCCCCCCGAACCATACGGTTTAACCTTGCCACCGATAACGAAATCCCCGGCAGAATTGGACAAAACCGCCCTCAATGCTATTGCCGCATTACTGATAGCTGAATCGTAGCCAAACGTAAAGTCAACTGCCTTCATTATCTCGTTTTCTGCTGCAATAGCGGTCTTAAAATTAGCCATACGCCACTCCTTGTATTTTACTCGTCTTGTTCTCTCGTTAATATTTCAACTGTGCTTGTGATTCCGCCCGGTTGAACTATATCCAATAATTCCTGGTATATTTCTTCCGCTTCCTTGCCGGTTGCCCCGAAAATATACGCATTGTCAAAATAAGACATTTTGTTGTAGTCTACGGTCTGAAAATCATCGCTGTTTACCGGCGACTTAGGCGCAAGCGCTTTCTGTTCGTCCAGGTAAGTCATGTTTTCGTAGCCGTCCAACGGCTCAATGTCGTTATTTCCTTCTGTTACAATCGGGCTTTCGTCTTCCTGTAAAGGCGAATCGTCCAGATAACTCAAAGAATCGTAGTCAATTTCCCTTGCGTCTTCACCGCCGGGCGAATTATACCCCATACTTTCCCAGTCAAACGCTACAATGTCGTCATTTGTTCCAGGCGCAAGGTTTGCAGTTTCGTCTGAATACACGCCTTCAAAAACTGCAATCAAACTGAACGTTGAAGCCCCTGTCTTTTCATTCAGCCGTACATAGTCAAGAAAAGCGTAATACCCAGGCTCATAAAGGAATATGACTTCTACATTGGACACGTTCACGTCTGTAATAAAGTAGAAGCTTTTGTTCTCCCACTCTGTACTGTCATAGCGCATTGAATATTCTGTACTACTCCATGCGCCAAACTCGCCTCCTTTTGGATTCCAATACCTGCCGTTATTGTCCTTTATCTGGACACGGATGTTTCCCTTCAAAAAGAAGTGCAAGAAGTAGCTTGTGTCACCCTTTACATCTACCGCCTGTTTGCACGTCCCGGAAGCGTTAAACAAAACGCCTGTTGTCTCCTCAAAACGCGCTTCCCTTTCGTAACTGCAATCCGAAAGTTCCCAGGCATTTTGCCGCTCAAAGTTTCCATCAAGAAGAAGGTTGTCTTCAAACGGCTCTGTATTGTTTACAAGCCAGATGTTTTGGTTGTTGAAGAAACTCTTGAATATATTAAGGATATTCCACTTGTCACCCCATACCCTATCGCCATGCCGGTAAAAAAGCAGCTCATTTCTTTTTAGGAATGTACTTTCGCTTTCATTCCTTAGCTTAGTAAGAACTGAAAATAGTGCAAGCGTCTTGTTAAGCTGCTCGCCTGTCTGCTCGTATATGCTCTTGTTTGCAACCCAAGATTTCCTGGTATCTTCCAAATCAGAGAATATTTTTTCTACCGTTCCGCCGCCCTCTCCGTCTGCAAGCAAGGCTTTGAATATTTGCCCACCTTTGTTGACTACAGAGGGAAAAACGCTACGAATAAAATCACCCACCGAATTAACCATTAGTCAACCTCTGTCAAAGTGATGGAAATTGTACCGATTCGCGCAATCTGGTTAATTTCCGGGTTGATGTTGTTTGCCGGAGAAATTACGGCAACATCGCGGACATAGTTCAAGCCCCTTACCTTTGTTATGATTGAAGAAATTACGCAGCTTTCCCCGATGGTAAGAGAATTGACATAAGACGTAACCACGTCCTGAATCTCCATTCTTGCCTCGTCCAAGTCCATAGAGATAACGCTTACATTCATGTTTACGTTTACTGGAATGGCAGTAGGAGTGATAACGCGGATGTTCACACCCGGCGCAAGGTGTCCGGGATTATCCTGCGTACCGTCACCCTCTACCGCAAACTTTACCGCGCTTAAAGTCTCTTCACTTGCGCCTCCAGAACCATCGTCAACATATATACTCATATTGTAGATGTTCTTTAGCGGCGGTTTATGGTTTTGCACGGAGACACTTCTTACCTCATTGACGCTTAAAGCTGCGCTTTTAATTGCGTATGAGTTTGTTCCGGATAATCCGTTAATGTAAGTTCTAAAGCGCTCTTCAAACTCCGCGTCTGTCTCTTCATCCGTTCCGCCTGTAAATGCGCTAGGGTTGCTAACCCCTACAACGTCAACAGGTACGGTAGTTTCGATTGCGTTGATTGTTTCCGCCACAATGTTGTAACTGCTTCCTGTATTGTCCGCAACTACCGTTACCGGGTCACTGTAAAGACTGTCTGCCGCAATTATTCCTGCTTCCGTTGTAGTAAATGTAAGACCGCTTCCGCTTACTACCGTACCTTTAGGAATAACCGTCTGGCTTCCCAGTGCGTTTTCCCTGCTGAATATAACTTCACCGCTTGCGGAATAACCTTCTTTTTTGGTGAACTTAAAAGGAGAATAAGGCAAGACTTTAAGCATTTCATTATATCCCTGTCTGATGGCTACGTATGCCCTTTCTGCAATACGCGCGACTGTGTCCAGAATCGTGTGTATGATACTGCCTTCATTGAAGTCTGTTATCTTGTCTTGCCGCGCAATCATGTTAGCCGTTGCGCCTGTCATAATTTCGTCATAGCGTCTTATTTTTGACATATTATATTTCCCCCTTATATTCGCCCCTGTCGCCGTTAATGTCAGTGTAGACAACTTCAAGATATAGCCTGTCCTTGTCTCCTCGGAAAGTAAGTTCATTTACTTCTGCTATCCTTGGGTCGGCAAGGATTGTCTGTTCTATTGCGCCGGTCAAATAGCTTTCAACTGCCATTGGGTCGCCGATGGTAGAACGTATGCCATAGGCAGACAACCTTATTCTTTTGTTGCTTGCAGTTGTTAGCCTGAGCGCTATAGCCTGTGTTAAGTTTTTTCTGCCGTCCAGTGTCTTTATGTCACCGCCGGACAGGTCAAAGTCTCCATCATCGCTAATCTTAATGTCAACTCCATAGTTTTCCTGCCGTTCCGGCTCTGCATATATCCTATTGTTCCTGTTGCTTGAATTTGCCGAAAGAACAGGTATTTTTATTTTTGTTCCTGCCTCTATCTCACTTTCGTTAACAACTTCATTGAAATAAGCTATTACAGTTCCATAGTCGGGATTGCCCAACAGGGAAGCTGCCAAATTGTCGAAGGTGTCGCTGCTCTTCCATTCGTGATACTTGAAGTCATAAACCGTAATTGTCGCGTCATTGCCGTCTTTGTCCACGTACACAACCGTAGAAGCGTTAGTCTGCTTTTCTTTCGCCAAGGCAACTACGATACATGCGTTTTCATCCATTTGTGATACATAATCTATTAAGGCGTCTTCTCTGTCTGTATCTGTCATTAGTTGCCCCCTCCAAACCATTTAGCAAACAGTTCCGTGTCTTCTATGATTGGTGTTGCAAAATCAAACTCTTCATACTCATATTCTGGCTCATTCATTCCGTTTGAACCAATGACCTTCCTTGTCTGCCACATTTCAAAACTGTAGCCTGTCTTTGACGGTATTTCCGGGAATATTGCCTTTTTGCCGTAACCGACATTTTGAGTTTCAACCGCGCTGCCGCCGTCAGAGTCAAAGGTTACTTCGCAAATTGTTTCCGTCCATTTTGCGTAAAGAGTTGTATTTGCCGTAATTTGCGTTGTGTTGAACCTAAATTCATTAGTTCCGGCAGAATCAGTTGCCCAATACACAAAGTCAAAGCCTTCTTTTGCCGGGTCTGCCGGTTTTGTCGCATATCCGCCAATGGCAACCCTTTGGGAATCTACCGCACTGCCACCCATAGAGTTGAAAGAAACGGTGTTGGAAATCTGAACCCAACAGGCATACAGTGCAACGTCCGTATGAATCGGCGTTGCAAAGTCAAAAATGTTCTGCAATTCACTGTCGGTACACCAATAAGCAAATGTGTAGTTTTCTTTCGTAGGTGTCATTGGATAGATTGCAAGCCCACCGTCTGTCACTGTCTGCGTATCTACCGCGCTGCCACCCAGGGAATTGAAAACAATGTTGTAAGTTTTCACCCATCCGGCATATAGCGTAATGTTGTCATTTATAGTTGAACTCCAGTCAAAAGGTTGTGTACAAGCGGAATCGGTAAACCATCCGTCAAAGGCATATCCGTTTCTTGTCGGCGGCGTAGGCTCTGTAGCCGTTTCTCCTGCGTCAACTTTTATTGGCGCAACCTGCGAACCAGAGCGACTGTTGAACGTTATTGTCGCTACAGAAATCTCCCACTTGGCATAAAGCGTCATGCTTGCCGTCACTTCCTGCGTAAAGTCATATTCTACCGTCAAAGCGGAATCGCTAAACCATCCGCCAAAGTAGTAATCAGTCTTAACAGGGTCAAACGGTTCTTCTGCCGTCTGTCCATATTCAACTTCTTCCCTTTTGACTTCTGAACCGCCGTTAGAGTTGAAAGTAACATAGAATTTATTGGAATTTTGGATTTTTCCCTGTTGCCCTATGTCTGAATTGTCTTTTGTCAATCCGCCAAAAACCGTTGTCGCATGGAACATTTCTTTAGCAGAATTGTAGACACTGTTTGAATCACCGCCCAAAACACGGCTTACCGTGTCCGCAGCATTTCCTACCGCAAGAGTAACCAAGCCCATGTCATATTTTCTGTTTGCCGCCATATCGAACGCTAGCTTTACTTTTCTGCAATAATCCGCAACGTTTGCAGCGGCGGTCATTGTTGCTTCTGTATACTCCATTACGGTACTAAGAGAATCCATCGCCGTCTGTATGCCGGCAACTGCCTTTGAAATACCGTCTGAAAAGAAGCCGTTTGTGCCTTGTGCTTCGTCTTCAACTGCAACCATGTCCAGTGTATATTTGAAAGTCTTAGGTCTGCTCTTGTCGCGCTTAATCTTCAAGTCTTTAATGAATACGCGCCAATAATTCCTGCTCGCTACTCCTGTAGCAAGCTGCAAGACACTCATTTTTGACAGGTCATACAGATAAACTTTTTTGTTCGTTATGTCCGAAACATTCTTGTTCGCAGCCCAATCCCTGATGATTTTTTGCAATTCAAAAATCTCTTTTGTTCCTGTCAAAAAAAGCGGTGCGCCGACAGAACCTTTGTACACAAGTTTTTTCTCTTCGTTAATCGTTGTTCCGTTGATTGTTATCTTGTAGGTGTCGTTGCCATAATCATCGAATACGCTGCCACCGAATGTCTTTGTTTCGGTTACCCTTTGCGCGAATCCAAATTCTTCACTTTCCGGCGGAACTGAAAAAGTAAAACACTCTTTCAACTCCTTGCCTTCGAGAAATTCTAGCATATATGCCTTGTGCCATTGCAGCATACTAATTGAACCCATAACCTACCGCCGTCTAAGAAATTGTTGCCGTTCCTGTGCTTGTTGTTTCTCCGGCATGACTTCCCGAGTCAACTGCACAAGCAATTCCCTTTGCAACTGTTATAACTGAATCAGACTTAATATCTCCGTAAATTGCAGTCATTATGTCAGTCCACACCTCTATTATACGTTCCTTCATTTCATCCGTTGCCCGGCTATCGGTGAGAATGTCCGCTATCTTTTTTCCAGTTTTTGCCGCATTAAGTGCCATATTCCTCTCCTTATGCGTTCAGTATAGTGTCGCCAACATGCGGCGCACCTGTGAAAAGGCAAGAAGGCAATCCGCAAAAAGCCCCAAATCCGTTAGCTTGTGCAGTTCCGCCCAAAACAACCTGTCCACTCTTTACCTCTGTCTTTGCATTTGCTTTTATCTCAACATTTTGCGCCTCAACAGTTGCCGTCTTAGTTGACTTAACTTCTATGTTTCCCTGGACTTCAAGTTTCGTGTCACCGTCAATTTTCAAACCAATGTCTTTGTCCGTTTCTATCTGAATACCGTCCTTGGAAATCGTTATGACGTTTTTGTGAACCGTCAGAACTGCCTTTTCTTCCCCTTCCTCTTCCTGGTCAATTTCTAGTGTAATGGTTGGCTCTGAATCGGTTTTGTTTACAAAACGTTTTGTGCCGGTACGGTAATCTGTAGTCATGTGCCAACCGCCATTCTCTACCTTCTCGTGCGTTTCTTTTGCGTCTTCTCCACTTTTCTTAAAGTCTCCATGAACCGCCGCCTGGTATGCAAATCCAGAGCAAAGAACAAAAGCGCTTGAATACTCTCCGTTTGGCATAAGGCAAAAAACAAAAGTGTCTACCGGCGGTAAGTGGCGTTCGCCTGTAAGGTGTTTGTCAGGAGCGGCAGTTACCCATTCAAAAGAAGCAACCCTTACTCCTCCTATCTCAATGCCTGTGTCCGTCCTAACGTGTACCGTACAGTCTTCCGGGTGTACCTCCGTAACCAAGCCCCAAAAGCCATAGCGTCCGTCCATCGGCGTAGAACTGCTAAGAGGAAAGTCTTTTTTTGCAGATGGTGTTTTCATTATGCTTATGCCTGTCATTTTTCGCCTTCCTTCTTGCCCTTGCTTTCTATCAAGTTCTGGATGTCTGAAATATTCTTGAACGGCGTAAACTTGCCATCTTCGTATACACCACCCCTAGACACGCTTATGTTGATTGAACCGCTGCTATTGTACGTCCATGAATGGTTTATCGCGTCGACATAAAAATAACCGCCGGCAAAGCTAACCAAGTCGCCGGGCATTATAAGTTTGTCTTCGCTGCTCATGGCAATAGTCATATCACCCTTCAACATGTCCGGCAAATCTGCATACCAATCCTTCAACTGTGCGGACAATCCTGCAAGTGCTGAACCGTCATCGTTTTCTCCGTCTTTTTTGCCGTAACCGATAAAATGCGCGTTCAGCGGTCTATAACCGTAAACTGCATAGCGTTCAGACGTTACTAAGGAAGAATCTTTCATGCCCTCGTGGCTTATGTAAGACAGGCGCAAAGCCTTGTCTTCTGATATAGGATAGCCGGAAAGATAGCCAAAAAAGACAGTGTATGCCTCATCGTCCGTATCACTAACAGAAAAAGCCGTTAGTTGTTTCGGGGCTATCTTCTTTGCGTCCTTGACAAGTTCATCCCATTTTGCATGTTCCAACTTTCCACTATCATTGTAAGGAAAAGGAACTTGCCGTATTTTTATATGCGGTACGCCGTTTTCATCCGTATAAGCAAACTTTTCGTAGACAGGATTAGGAATTATCTTGTCTACAAGGCTAAAAAAGTTTTGTGTCGAATTGCCGTCAAAGACACACCCAAGGTTATATTTGAAAGTTGAATCGTCAATGTTAAAAATCTCGCTTTTTCCATCCGTACCCTTAGTAAACTCCGACAGGTAAAGCCCTATTATTGGAGTACCGTAGGCATGAGAAAGATTCATGAACTTTTCCCACAAGGTATTTATGACGCTTTGAATTGTGAGATACTTGCCGGAAGACGTATTAAGAGAAATTGTAAGGTCGCGCCGCAAAAACTCTTCGTTTGCCATCTGGTCAGTAAGTATGGAAGCATTTGTGTCCAAGTTAAGGTAGAAATCAGAGACAAGCCCTACCAATGAGATTCCGCTTATGTTTATGCGCCGCGAATTGTTAGAGCCAGAAGCCTGTGACACATAGCGTTTTCTCTTTATAAAGCCAACGAAAGACGGCTTTTTCTGGTAAACGCCGCTTGCTTCATATATCTTTACAACATCGCGTTTCTGGATAAGGTCAAAAAGGCAAACTCTGTCATTGTCAACGGATTCTGGATAAAGCGTTATAGAAAAACTGCCGTCAACGTTGTCTTTGGAAAGCTGCCAACTGTAACTCTGCAAAGCCCTGTCAGTATCGGGTGAGAACGTGTGTATCAGTTCCACACCAGAAACAACGTTTTCTTCCTGTGTAGTTGTAACTGTCTCTTCCCTTTCCTCGCTGCCGGAATATCTCGGTCTTGCGTAACCCACTATTTCCTTATAGTTGATTGAGTGCGTCCACCTTGCAACACAAGGAGACTTTCCGCCTTGGCTTTTACCAGAACCTTGCGAATTGCCGTTAATTATTGTTACCGTGCCGTTTCCGTTGTTTGTTTCTACAACACCGATATGGTACGCCCTTCCAACTCCATTCTTGCCGTAAAGGATAATGTCGCCAGGCTTAGGGTCTTGCGTTTTGCCTATCCAGATTCCCTTCGGCTTAAAAATATTATTCATGTGGCGTTCGCAACCGCACTCTATACCGATAATGTCCACCATTCCTGCCTGTATTGCGGCTGCGGAAACGGTAGCGTCGCACCACTCATCATCATACTTGACTTCATAATTGATTGTCTCAGTAGGTTTTGGCTTATACGAATTGTATATGTCTATTATTTGCTTGAATTTACCGTTTTCTTCTGAATATCCAATCCAACTGCGCCACACGTCAAGGTATTTTTCTACGTCCTTCCCTTCTGTGGTGTAAGTTCTTGTTTCAGTTCTTGTTACGGTCTGCTTTTCTGTGCGGAGACGCCATATTTCCACTACAGGCGATGGGTAGTTATATGTTATGTTCTTAACGTCCATTTGCACCCCAACAAAAAAGCAACTAAAAACACCTGGACATTATGCGCCCAGAGTTTTTCAGCTGCCTTTGAAAGTGCAAACTGAACCGCTATCTCATGAATAAGTTTTATTTATTATTATATTACACCTAAAAGCCCTTGCGGTCAATTATCCATAGCTTTATGGCGTTTCTACCGTAAACTTCAAGTCTTGGAACATTATTGCAAGTTTCTTGATAAATTCATCAACGCTTACGTTCTTGTCGGTATAGGCATTGTATACATCATGGTATTTGTCGCCCTCTATTTGTCCAGTACCCAATGCACTGAACACTTTGTTTATTTCCTTTGGCATGTCTACCCCATACCTTGCCATTTGTGTAAGAAGAGCCGCGTCCTTCTCCTCGTCACCGACATTATTATTTATTACCCTGTTGTATATGTCAGCTTCGTAACCTCCACTTCCTCGGTAAAGGTGTCTTGCCCTGTCTTGTATTCCCTGCGCTATCTTGCCCAGGTCTCCTGTTTCCTTGCCCCTCAAAATGCTTCCTGTTGCGTTCAGTTCTTCGCCTATTGGCTGCATTTCGTAGTTTGTATTTACCGCTGCAACTTCACTGTAGTTATAGCCACGTGCCATTGCCGCCGCCTTTATGTTCGCTTCTATAGTTGCCGAAGATTGCTTTGTCTTTTTGGCTATCGCGTCATTGACATATTCTTCTGTCGTTGAGGATTTATTTTTGTTTAGATGCTCGGAAATAATTTCGTCTAAGTGAGCTATGTTTTCCCAGAACTTAGACTGCCCCATAAGAGCCTCGTTTGTTGCAATCTCGTTAATCTTGTTCTGCCAGGTTGTCTCTTCCGACTGGTATTTCTGGTCTTTCTGCATGGCGGCAACATCTTTAGCAAACTGTGTTTCTGTATATCCATTCGTTCCGATTTTTTCCGCCATTGCAGCAACGTCTACCGCACCACCGTAATTTAGCTTGAAAATATCCTTGTAGCGTTCAACTCTTGCCGCGTAGCTTGTTTCCATCGAATTAACCCTTTTGGCTATCGCGCCGAACATTGCCGGGTTAGTTCCCTGCTCCATAAGAAGCATTTCATCAATATATGTGCCAGACGCTCTGCCGCCAAGAATTTTATTACGCTCTGCTATAGATTTTCCCTGTAAAATATCATGCGCCGCACCTGCTACGATAACGTCACTTACGCTTTGCAAAGCCGTTGCCCCGGAAATACCGCTATTCATCTGTTGCAAACGCTTTGCACCTTGCTCCCCCTGCCATAATGGATTGTTGCCGCTAAGCCGCGCAAACATAACGAATGTCTTTGAAACGTCTTCTGTAGACTTTACATAGCCGTTCGCTATTCCGTCTTCAATTACACCCTGTAGGGCATTAAGAAATTCTTCATTCTGCGCTTTTGTCATTCCGGCGGCTTGTCGCGCCTGGCTTGCATATCCCAGAACATCGCTATTGTCACCATACCGGCGCGCCGTACCAAGGAAATTGGAAATTACACCTGCGTCCGTTCCTGTAGACTGCGCCCAAAGTGCAACATCCCTTGCCTGTTGAAGTGCTTCTGTCTTGCTCCTTGCTCCATACCGCGCTTGCCTTGTTGTAAGCTGCAAAAACTCGTCCGTTGACATTCCAGTGTCTACGGC